GGGAATGGCCCATTTGGATCCCAGAGACCATCTTTGAGGTAATAATCTGTTTCACCTTCTTCGTTGTCGTATGCGAAGATGTAAAATTCTTGAAGATTATTTTGAATGACCCAATCTTGTGAAACACACTGGTTATCTTCTGCGACTTGAACAGGAGTGATCAAACCAGCACGAAGTAATTCAAATTGTGTAGCAGTGGAAATTGGGTCATCACCTGAGGGAATGGTGATATCTGAGGGTAGAGGGTCGTTGGGCCCAAGGTAAGGCACAAGCAACGACAAAGGATGTGAGGGGGCTGGAATCCGTGATGAAGAAGGAGGGTCGGAAAATGAAAAATTGACAGGCGAAGTGGAAACAAGCGTGGAAGGAGCGGAAACATATGAAACGGTCACGTCTTGATCTAAATTTTTGACGTCCTCCGGAGTTTGTGACACGACGGACAATGGAACAAACTGTCCGGCTGCCGGTTCCTAGGCGCCAAAAGTGCGTCCCTCGCCGAGCAATTCATACTCGACGTGCCAGTAACAGATGGGCACGTCAGTACGAGTCGTATTACGAGAGGAGTTCAAAATAATACCAACCGGCTTCGGATGCCAGATGGCAGGTGCTTTCAGGTCAAGTTGCAAACCGGGGGGAAAAGGGAATTCGCCCTCAGCAGGTTCACGCGCGAAGACGATCATCTTCGTATTGTGAAGAGTGGCAGAAACGACAAATTGATGCAGCCAAGGGTAAATCTCAGCCGTGGAAGACCCGGAGGCAGAATCAGTAGTCCCACGGGGAACTAAACCAACTCGGAGAATCCAGGGGGCAGTGTCGAGGGAGAGGGCGACAAGAGAGGTGAACGTGAGCTGGACACGTTCAAGGGTAATGACCGCAAAGAGTGAGCGGAAGTCGGAGGAGGCCGGATCGGCGGTGAAATCAAAGACCTGGCCGAATGAATGGGAGTCGAGAGAAGAGGCACCAGAAGCAAAACGTTTAATGCCACGGAAAACGCCAGCAGCACCGGTAGTGTTGGCAAGGGCAGCATCCGACAAGTTGGCACCAGCAGCAGAGTCAGCAACAACAGAAAGAGCTTGACCTTCAGAGTTTGTGATGGCATTTGGCATGTTGCTTAAAGTAAATCTTAAAGGTCATTATGAGAAACCACTGCATGCGTGGCTGTGAGACAAATAACATTCAACGGTAATGACTGTGGGAACCGAGTGTAAACGCGGTAAGGGATCGCGAGGGTGTCCAATTTCTTCTTAATCGTACGAAGAGGCAAATTCCTGAAAGACGCTCGGACATGATAAGACAGTTCCGGCCGCATATAAGTGACGCAATCGAAAATACAATCGTTTGTGTCAATGATCCTCGATTTGGTCGACTGAAGTCCACTGATCAGAGCAGAAAAGAAGCGTCGGTCGTACATGGCAGCAACGACCGAGACAATCATTTCGCAATCCTCGGGAGTGATGTCACTGTAAATCGTGGGGACCAAAGTGACAAGCAACTGCGCTTCTTCTTGAGTATAATCGATCGCCCGTGAAAGGAAAGACTTATAAAGTTCGTCGACCCCAACATTAGAATCTTCAAGACGCGTAAGGTGCTTGTAGAAGACTCGTACTGGATCAGCGACGAAGCGATGTCCAAGCCAAAATCTGCCGGCATGATACGGGGCGGTTCCGGCGGGTCCAAGGGCTGTTAGCGAAGGCTTCCAATTCAATCGCCGCATACTGGAAAAGGTGGCGTTTGCGTGCAATGTGAAGTTAGGCATGAAGCCAGTCCAATCATCTCCCTTCTGGACGCCTTGTGCTCGGTCGGCAGTTTCGAATGTGTTCGCAATCCCAGTGAGCATCATGACGCAATTTCGAATCAATGTGAAAGGGTCACCAGATCCCAAATTGAAAGAGACGACACCCGCAAACAAATCTGAAAATTGTGCTCGAACATAATACATCGTGCATGAATGGAAGTACTCCATCATCAATTCTTCAGAAACACCGCAATCAATTGCTATCTGGATAAAGCAAAAGAGAGTAGGGAGAGAATGCGTCGAATCTTGCTTGGACAGGTCAAATTGCACGTGACGCTCATCGAAAATATGTTGAAGCCCGCGTTGTCGGATAGTTCGCGAAAGGTCGTCATCGGACATACCAAAATCACAAATCATGTCGTTTCGCATCAATGCAGGAAGATTGAGTTGCATCAATTGACAAGCATTGGCAAACCGAGCAGTATAGGCGGGAGAAGCAGCGATGATCTGTTGCCCATAAGGATCAGAGGCAGCATAGTCCGGCAAAGGTTTAACTTTGGATTGGGACTTCCGGAAAGACTCCATAGTCACACTGTCGGCAGATTCGTAAAGTGCATCTGAACCTTGAAGCCTAGACACGAATGACGAAAGTCGTGAATTCAGCCAATGGTTAGTGACATCGACATCGACCCAAAGTTTCGAACGATCTGCGTAGAAACATTTGGAAAAACGCCGATAAAGTTTGAGTCCTTCACGCATGCCGCGCTTGAAATCGCGAACGGGTGCAGATTGTGAAAACTGACGGTCGCACATATCTCGCAAACTACGGTGTTCATCCGACGCAGATTGAACAGCGGCAAGTCCTTCAACATCGACAAAACCGGCTCGCAAGACCTTAGTTTCAGGCAAATCGGGTCGACGAAACTTCCTAAGACCCGAAGACGGCAAGTCGATATCCAGTCGTGACGTTTCCGGAGCGAGATCATCAACGCGAGAAAAGATGTGCCCTGCAATCTCGTTCATAGTGTGCAGATGCGGGACCGGTGTGAAATCTTCCCGAACCTCGGTTTCAACAGTAGAGGACAAAGGCACCATGCCGAGTGAAAGATCCATCGCCAAGACATTGCGTGTTGCGCGTGCAGTCTGCAGTTTTGGTTCCCGAACAAGCAAGTCGCGTGCGAACGGAACAATGACACGATCACGATAACCGGACGACGAACCTTGCACCAACACTGAATATGGCTCAAGTTTGACGCCTGGAGGAACACACCAGTGATATGACTTGACAGGGCAAAGCACCCAGACGGCATCAGTGTGTCTCGTAAATCCAACTGCCGGTCGTCCGGGGACAGAACTGAACCACTCGAGTTGCCTCGCAGACGTGTCAGCACAAATGAGCGAAAACCGAGCGCGTGAGCCCTGTGCTTGTGCAACGGTGACCATCTTTGACTCATCGATCATCGCAGTGCGCGTATAACCGGTGATCTCTTGATAAAACTTCATTTGCAAGTCAGGAACGACCGGCGAAACTGTCTCAGGAGGCACGAAGAAAATGGATGGTTCAATTGGGCCGGTGGTCTCATACTCATCACAAGGTAACCGGTTAGCGCTTTGGTAAATGTGCAAGGCGTCAAGAGGCAGACCAAGTGCTGTGCGCATGATCAACTGGCACGATCCGAGTGAGCGCAAATAATCGAGCGTAACACACGATTTTGACCCTGTGTTTTGGTACGGGTCCCCGAGAGCAATGACTTTGAGCGTGCGGCCGGGCAGACAACGAGCACGAATGTGGCATGCAAGTTCGACAGGATCGAAATTAAAGATCTCATCGATCACCAAGACATCGATTGAATCTGGTCTGACCGAATGTCTGGAAAAGACATGACGCTTGTCGGATTGCAACTTTGAAATCCAATCGTCGCGAAGCTTGCGAGTGGGACAGACGACCTGGTACTTCAATTTTGACTTCTGTAGGAATTCACGCACCAGTGAAGATTTAGCGCACATAGGTGGTCCGTGGATTGTCAACATCTTGAAAGCAGCACTACGACAATTGATTCGCCCAGTCCATGACGCAAAAGCCAACTTGAATGCGATAGCTGGAATCGGATGTTTCTGGAGAATCTTTTCCCATGCTTCGGTGGCCTGTTTCAAGGGAAGATCTCGCAGCTTTCGACCAGTATGAAGGACATAAGACGACAGAAGCAAGTCGAAAAGATGTTCCGGTTGATCCATTTCAAGATAATCATTGCGAATTCCAGAAAAATCGTGGCGCCCGGGGATAAGAGATTCCGCTTGCAAGGACTCGGACCATTCGGATACCAACTCAACGGCACCGCAAGTTGGAAGTCGTACATCGCGCCATTTGCTTGAAAAAGGCACTTGCTCAACGCTGCGGCGAAGGTACTCATCATCGTCGACGTGTCCTGGAATGTTATCAATAAGACGCGCGTTGAACCGCATTTGCCTTTCGACTCGAGCCATCTCATCAGGAACAACAACGATATTGACGCCAGGGATGGGAGTTCCATCGACGACCGGTGTGAAATTCTGAACGACATGTGGCACAGGTGGGGCAACAACGGCTGGTGCTTGTTGGACAGAAAAGATCGATGGCGTAGGAGTTTCAACTTCAAGATGAGAAGTTGTCTTCGCTGGTTCAATCTTAAAAACCTTTTCGACAACTATCTTCTGAGATACGATCTTATCACCAGTCGTTATATGCGAATGGTGCACTATCTTTTGATCTTCAGGGTCACCACGATTCGGGACATCAAGTTCAGGTTCCAAAGACATTTCCGAAGCCGGCAACGATTTGACGGATGGGGCAATACGCGGAGGAACAGGCAAGATAGACGAAGCCTTAGACGGGACGGCATATTGAACTCGAGGAACTTGGTGGTATATGTTCGCCAAGCATTCATAGCAATGCAAGCCGCGATAGCCAATTGCAAAGGCAATCTGCTCGGTCTGTTTTAAACAAGAAGAGCAGGCACTATGGAACATGCTTTCGAAACACTCCTGGCACGTGATTTGCCGAGAATCCGAAGTTATGCAATTGAAGCCGCGATAATGCGAAGAGCCGAGAGCCTCGAAATCGTCCGTGCAAAGGCGCGTTGAGCAGACATTGCAGACAGGGAGATGCGGCCCGCGTGCAACGGTGATCGTGTACGAATCAACCTTCTTAACGTCCTTCCGTTTAGTTCGCCTCAATCTGGACATCAGCACCGTGGACGTGTTGAACGACGGAAACGAAGTACGACTAAACGGTTTTGCAAGCCACGCGAGAACCTTTGAACTGGTCCGCAAGATAATGCCGGGTTGTTCCTTCGGGAGAACGAGCAAGAAGTACCGATCGCACCTATTATAAGGATTATAAACGTGCGATTGATCGATCTGCGCCGAGAAGAACCAATTGCGCAAACGATCGACAGCGTTCTTATCGAGATATGTCTTCCCGCGTCCTAGGTTTAGCGTGTAATTGTCGATCGTGAACTGA